TTCTCTAACGGCACCGGCAAGTGGCTAATATCATTCAAGTAATACTGGTAATGATCAATTTCAGAAGAAATACGGGGTGCGGCCCAGTCAACCACTAACTTATTGAGTTCTTGAATCTGTCCCTCAATATTGTACGGACTGTTCTTTGCATACTGTAAATACATAGCGCGCATGATCATTTTTAGCTCATCTACATCTTGTTCGTCAATCATATATTGTTTCGGTCCAGACATACGGTAGACTTCTTTTTTGATCGCCACTTGGATCGCGGTCGCATTTGTACGGGTAAAAAAAGTATCTGAAAGTGGCGTATGGTCCCAATTTCCCCGGAGCATATCATTTGCAAAATTAACTTCCGTTTGTTTGGGATAACTGAATCCCGCGGAATCCGGTACGGAGGTACCGGTGGCCGAAGGTGTGGCAGCGAGGTTCACGCGTCCATTTTGGCCTCCGAGACCATAGCGGGTATACGGGAGTTCAAATTCAGGGAGGCGAGCACCGGCAGACATTCTATCAACCCCTCCGTGTTTTTTTTCTAAGTCCTGAATATAAAATGTCGTCCGTTACTCGTTTTACTCGCCAGATCGCACAAGGCAATACCTACTATCTTGCCACCGGTATCTTAACCGGCTCATTCACATATGTATATGAGCTCGTACCTGGTGCTGCCAACGTCGTTGGCAACTACCCCTCGGCTTCCGCTGGCAGCTATATGCAGAATGCCTCGGCTGCTCTCCAGGCCGCATTGAATCAGTTGCTGAACGTCAACGCCGCGGCGACCCTCCTCCTCCGCGACATGGGCAAGACCATTCAGGCCCCTGTTGGCAACACGACTGGCCCAACCGCCTTCTTCCGCATGGTGCAGGTGATTAACCCTGGCGCCATTTCCTATACCCAGGGTGTGATCGGTGGTGCTAGCGGAACGACCTTTGGTGTTCTCGGTGCGGTTTCCACACCGGATGCCTACACCAACTACCTGACCTTCTACATTCCAGTTGCGGTCGCGGGGGTTTCGGGACTCACCGTTACACCGGCTGCCATTCCTCTCCAGATTGCGTCTGGCTCTATGTAAATTGGTTTTTTTGTATTTCTTTATCATACTTCTATTGTCATTTATCGGATGGTAATACAATTATGTTGCTCTAAAATGTAAGTATAAGATAGTAGAATGCGCGTGAATGTTAATTTTAACTTTTATATGATTACGTTCATCATCGCGGCGGTGCTGGTGATTACCTGGGGAACCTATCATTTTTACGCTATGAATCAAGGATCAACGGCCCTTCTCTTTTTTATTGGCTCATTAACGCTCTTTATTATCTATGGAATCCGGTGGTTTGGTCCCACTCCTCTTTTTACTCCTACTTCCGGTCCCTGGCCGCCTGTCATGAATACCTGTCCTGATTACTTAACCTACTATCAACGTACTGTCGGAGGTGTACAGAAAGATACCTGCATTGATCTGATCGGTGTTTCTAAAGACAATAGTCTATTGTCAACCTTTCCAAAAACGGGAAGTCCACCCGACTCCGACAGCTACTATCTCGACATTTCAGGCACAAGTTCTGATCCCAATACCAAATCCACTCAGCTCTGTAATATAGCCATGAATCAAAAAGTAACATGGGAAGGTATGACAAATGGAGAAAGCTGCATTGGTCCATCGGGTGTACCTGGATCATCTGGCTCTGGATCTGGATCTGGATCCGGATCCAGCTGCTAGTGTGCGTTTAAACAGCCTAAAAAGGTTCTACGATCAGAGTGTGGGGACAACCCGCGCGCACGCATTTATAGTTTAGTGGTAAAATCACTCCCTTCCAAGGAGTGGTCACGGGTTCGATTCCCGTTAAATGCATACGCATTCATAGTTTAGTGGTAAAATCACTCCCTTCCAAGGAGTGGTCACGGGTTCGATTCCCGTTGAATGCAATTTGACATGTTGTATCATGCCAAATTGCATACAATTAAAATACACTACTGAAATAGCATGTGGACCAAAAAAGATAGATTATTATTGAATCTGATCAACGAATTTGGAAAGCAATCTGTTCGTAAACAAGCAATCGCAACCGCCAAGGCATATGCCAACGCTGATCCCAAACCAGCGATCAATGAATTCGGTACCTACGATCCTGCAACCCATATCTTTCGATGGCAAAATGATATGAATCACACAATGCTCGATATGGTTCGCAATCATTACATATCCATATTTGGTTCCGATGAAACCCTTAATAAATTATTTCGTCACACTGTCTATCTCAATACACGTGATCAATTTGTTATTCCGTATCTTATGGATATACTAAATGCAGCCTTTCACGTCATTCGATTTCGACATGGAACCATTATTGTATATGGTCTTATTAAACTCGATGTACCGAATATGATTGATTTCGAACGATTCGAACATGCCCTTCTTGCATATCGTATGTTTTCTAAACGTTCACTGAGGCGAACCAAAAAACGGAGAATGTAAAGGATTTATGGAATAAGATAAGCTAGTATGGTTCGCACCAGTTTACCACAAGAAGAGACAGCATGTCTTCACCCCGAAACGGAAGAGGCTATGTTAAAATGGCTCAAAACACGTTCTCACCCTGCCTTTCTTCTCATCGGTCCTCCTGGTGTTGGAAAAACAACAATGGTTTATCGTGTCTGCAAACAGGGTAAATTCTGGGTACAAGAATTCAATGCAAGTCATACTAGAACCGGTTCGTCCTTTCGTCAAACCATTCTTCCTCTTCTGATTGAAACCGGAGTCAGTAAATGGATTCACCCCTCTACACCAAATGGACGCGTTGTTCTATTGGACGAAATGGACGGCCTATCTCAAGGCGAAAAAGGGGGTCTCCAAGAACTACTCGATTATTTAAAATCCAAACGTGCCTTCGTAGAGGATTGCCCATTGGTTCTCATCTGTAACGTATTAGAAGGTCGTATTATGCAACAACTCTTGAAGTATTGTTGCGTTCATTATGTGAACATGCCAAAAAAAGAGAAACTGGTTGAATTCTTTAGGAAAGAAATTCCTGATTCCTTGTATCAGCTCGGCGATATTCGTAAAGTATCCCAGAGTTTAATTTACAATGATAAATCAATTTTACCCACCAAATATAAAGATGACTCGATCGATCTGAACATTCATGTGGCCATTCGTGCTGCATGGTTTACATTATTTGAACATTGGGGCGAGAATGATGAACTGGACCTCGAAACCAAAGATGCGAATTTGGCGGGTCTCTTATTTCATCAAAATCTTCCACTTTTCTTAGAAGATTCCGATAAGAAAACCAACCCTGCACCATTTGAAGCCTATGAAGAACTCTTAGATTATCTGCGCTGGAGTGATCGAGCCGATTTTTGGGCTTTCTTCCATCAATGTTGGAATCTTCTTCCCCTTTCCTATCGTCTAAAACTCAAGTATCCCAATATGTTCCTTCAGAAATATGATCAACCCAAAACGATACCTGAACCATCTGAATTACAATATACGATGGTATTAACCAAGCAATCTGCACTATTTAACGCCTGGAAAGAGATGAATCGTGTTGCAAATGAACATCAGATTCCCTTTCGATGTGTTACCCAATGGGCCACTCATCAAACGGGTAAATTATATGATACGCTCGGTGTTAAACTTGAATCTCCGAATTCAAATGAACTATCTGTAATGGGGTTGTTCGGCCCAGTCGCTGAGAAGAGTGCAGCAGGATCTGCTTCGACTCGTAAGAAGGTAGTTCGTGGTAAAAAATCAAGTGCGTTGTAGACGTTAAACTGAGACCACGAATTGCATCAACATTCGAAAGAAACAATAGGTTTGTTTTTCCTTGTTGAAAGTTTCGCACCGTTTTAATCAGTGAAAATAGATTATTCTCTATTCTTTCTGATTTAATTCCTATACTATTCATTTTTTCAAACAATTCATAATAGATATTAATAAATGGTGAATAAATTAAAAATTTACCATCTTTGTATTTACGGATCAGATCCACGCAGACATCGATCTTATTACTCGATAACATTCGATCTTCCGCAGACAATTGACCCAGACAACAGATATTCGGAATATGTAGCCCCTCTCTGCAAGTCGGGCATCGCATACTGATCAACGTATTTTTTAACAAACATTTTCCACAATAAAGATGATAACAGCATTGTACCATTGTGGGATACTCACATGTCTCTAAACAGATTACACACTCATTATCCTGTACCATTCGTTGGATCAATGCATGTTTAGCGATCGGTTGTTGATCTCGATAGTCCGAGATCGATTTAAATTCGATCCCCAATGCCTGAAATAAATGCGGAACTTGTCTTGTTCGAATATTGGGTTCTCGATTACGTGCTAAATAGAAACTTGTAAGAGAATTCAGGCTCAAATTGGGTTTACATTGTAATACCTCGTGATGTGGCTGCGATAGATTCATACTAGTAGACAGTGCAGATGTAGAATTTCGCACGATCATGTATCCTCGATAAGGGTGGAAAAATGATACATACTCTTTTAAAAATGATGATGATACTAGACTACCCTCATAATGAATTGTTATATCCTCCATTAACCACTGCTCTAGATCCGTGTGAAGTTGTACGCGATCTCGTAAAAAGAATAAATTACTTTTGTTGATATGGGGGGTTTTAAAGATCAATGGAATCCAATTATTAGTGATCATCCACAGAAATTGAAAACGAAGCGGCGGATCGGATGAGTGAAAATAGATCGATGATGCTTCATCGATCATGATCTGATCCCATTGAATATTATGTTCATTTGCATATTCTTGTACAGATTTATAACATTTATTGGTCGTTAATACAATACGATGTTGCAAGATCGCTTTTGCGATCGCATCACCTTTCATCATACGTTTTGTTTCAATGGGTACATACGATAATGACGTATGCTCTTCGATCTCTTTTTTCCACTGACCAAACAAACTATGCGGAACAATGATCAAATGTGCCCAATTGGTATCTGATAGGGAATGTAACTGATGAGAGAAAAAGTAAGTAGAAGAATAATGACATAACTCTGATGTCATTCTAGGTTTAGATGAAGGAAGTGACGCTAAATAAGAAAGAACACTTAATGATTTTCCTGTACCAGGCGGATCTCCTACAATTCCTACTTTACCATTTATTGCTTGATTCTCGATCATAAATCCACGCGACATCTTCTCACGGTGCTGGTGCATTCCTTGAACAAGACTCGATTGATGCGAATATAACTTTGTTTTAATCGTAATTGGCGCCACAAATGATGATTCATGAATCGTATTATGATATACCCGATTTAATGTAACTAATTTATCATATTGAAATTCGTCTGCCATATAACAATTTACCTATTGGTAAGGGAGAAGCTTTAGGTAGAATAGAAGGAACAAATAGAATGCTCTTTTACAAAATCCTCTAACTTATATTTCGTTTCTCGCATCTTTTCTTTTGATTTCTGTGTAGATGACATATGAGTTTCTCGAAGTGCTGTTTTATCAACTGTATTATCGGTATGACAAATGACCAGAATGGTCTTCTTTGGATCCAATTGAATCATTTGATGCTGGTAATTATCTAGAAAGGATTGTTCTTCTGCTCGAGTAACATACTCATTATAAGAATGAATGTCGGAATATCTCTTTCTCCATGCCATGGTTCCATTGGTTGCGTGATTTTGGAAATAAGGACCGATAGCATAGATCTTTTTCGTATCTTTATAATACATGTACATTTCAGATGAACCTGCCAGATCGGCACGTGGATATTTTATAAAGGCATCCACAACGGTTTTGATCCGATCTGGGGGATAATAATCATCATCGTCCATGGCGATAATGATCGACCCATTTGCCTCTTTATTTAATCGATTTCGTTTTGCTCCAATTGTCAGTTTTTCATCTAACGCATAATATCGGATGTTCGGGATCGTTCGAGAGGCCTCTTGAAATAGATCTGCTACTTTATGTCTACCATCATCAAGAATAATCCATTCCGTTTGCTCTTTAGGAAAGGTCTGATTACGATAAATATCGATCAAGGTCGGAATAAACGCGCGTCGATTATAGGTCGGTGTTACAACAGAAACAATAATGTTCATGATGTAGGATCGAATCTGTTCTTTAGACGTTTTTAAACCGGGTGTACATTACGAAGTGGCACCAAGGGTTGGTGGTAATGTAGACGTGTTTTGTTTTTTAGACTCATTCACTGCTGCATTTGTCGAACCAGTCACAGGAAGTAATGTGGAAGCATTTTGGGGTTTCGACTCATTCGCTGCTACATTTGCTGCTACATTCGCTGTTGCATTCGCTGTTGCATTTGCTGATGCATTTGCTGCTGCATTAATCTTTGTATTCGCTGCTGCATTAATCTTTGAATTCGCTGCTGCATTTGCTGTTGCATTAACCTTTGAATTCTCTGTTGTATTCGCTGATGCATTTGTCGAACCAATCGCGGGTGGTAATGTGGACGCATTTTGCTTGTTTGACTCATTCGCCACTGTATTTGCAGAACCAATAACCGACGGTAATGTGGATGCATTTTGCTTGTTTGACTCATTCGTCACTGCATTTGTCGAACCAATCACGGGTGGCAACGATTCCTCCTCTTCCTCCTTAGGTATTTCATGAAGAAAATCCATATCTTCTTTCAGATTCTTAAATTCAGTTACAAAAAAATCTAGATTCTGCACTTTTTCATAATACGAAAAGGATCCTTTTAATGATTCCAAGTAATTATTCATGATAATAGGAAGCTGTTTTGCATCACTCTCGGTTTTAGGATATGTAAATGGATACATAAAAAACTTTCCAATCGAAGTAATCGGCCGATAGGTAGTTAATGGCAACAACGCAAAAATGATCGGCATAATCTGTTTTGATTTACCTTTTGATAGGTTATTCACATAATAACTATATGCCGCTTTACATACGTAAAATCCAGCCAACAAAAAGGAGAAAGGTACAAAAATCAAACAAATCATAAACGTGAACATAAAAAAGACTAGTCGAATAATCGGCGAATACATAATCATTTCATTGGAAACATACATGCTCAAAATGAGTGCCATAAAGGGGAATAAACCATCTGTGGACACCTTCACCATTTGACTTCCAATCTTTTTGATAAATCGTGTCAAGCTGAAACTATCTGGATCTCCATCCGTAGAGGGAGGTTCCTTTTCATTAGATCCATCTGTTGATTTATTTTCTGTGGCCTCTTTGGCAGTAGTTTCCGCGAAATTATTTGCATTTGGATCTGTTGCAGCATTATAAGCAAGAAACGTTAGTTTATTTTGTAGATTGGTTATGATCGTACTAAACAACGACATTCTATGACGGCACACGATTAAAATCTTACCCCTCAATCACAAGGCATATTTCAAACCTCCCATACCCGATGCAATTGTCACCCAATTCAAACTTTCCACGTAAACCGTAACTTCATACTGATAAAAGCTATTTGCAGGCAACGGATAGACATTCAAATCCAATTGAAACGATTTAATACGACTACTATTAATGGAACCATGTGGCTGTGTATTGGGTGATGTAAGAGAAAATGGATATACGATCAAGTTTGGATCAGGGGTACCTGTCAAATACTTCCAAGGAACAACTTGTGTAAAATATTTTATTGGTTTTTCTTCTTGTAGTGGGTTTCCATCTCCCAAAATAGTAAGTGACTGTAAAATACCTTGCTGACCATTCAGAACAAATGTACCCGTTGCAGAACTAAGATTGACACTACTCTGCCACCCTCCACCCGCAGGGATAAACGGTGGTACAGTCGGATTCAGCCAATTTGTATAATTATTAATTTGATTTCGATACAGAATCGAATCAGAACGCCGCGGAATGATTAATAAACGCTCAATCGGATTATGCGTATCCAGCTCCACAAGTTGTCTCGACGTAATATTATCAAATGTATACGATGTGATTTGACGCACCAAATACTGAAGAGGTTCAGAAGAGAATTGAGCACGTTCATCGTCCGTCACATATACATATGTCATTTGAATTCGCGGCTGAAGATCCCATGTATTGATCAGCGGCGTCGGCGTTCCGATATCCGTCAAAAAATTATTAATGGTGACGTCCGTAATATTAGATACCGAATTATAATATACATTAAAAGGCTGCAATGCAACCGGCGATGCATTATATTGATAACCAGGTGCTACCTGATGACCATTGATGTCCAAGATAGTATACAATTCACGAATGGGACGCAATGTAATTTGAATTTCACATTCGTGGTATTGCAGTGAAACCAATGGAAGGGCTTCAAACGTTGATTCTGCAAACCAGAACGGCAACGGAATCTGCAGTTGGCGCCCCGCAATCGACGGACGATTCACATTTGGAGGTGTAGTGGTAGATCCAGATGGACCATTATTATTGTACACAAGTGGATATCCATTGGCTAACGAACCACCTGCATACATGCCCGTCGCAGGATTATATAATTCAGGCACATTTCCCACAAGCGTCTGCCATTTTAAATAGGCGTTATTATCCAAATCACATTGTGCTTTAGCAATCATATATTCCCCATCAAACTCCTGAATTTTCTGACCTCCAATAAAAAATGCTATGTTTTGAATAATATGACACCCAATGTAGTTCGTCCACGCAAAATTATATTGCGAATTGCGTGAACCTTGCGGTAAAGAAATGTATTTGCAATAAATATCGGGCAAGTTAAATACAAAATACATATCTCTCACCAAATCGGCAATGCGCTGAATTTTATAACGAATCTGAATCGGTTGATCATACGATAGATCCTGAGGACCGTCCATCGATGCGGTTACCGATTCTTCCGCAAAATGCGCATATTTCTTATAGGTTTTATAGAAATAGGTGAAATCTGGATTTCCACTCAGAATCACATTTTGTGCTCCGTAGGCAACCAATGAAAACAGACCCCCGCCTGGCATTACTAGTGTTGTACTAGGTAATCTATGTGTCCTTTAGACCTACAGATTAACATCAAACAATCTATTCATTTATCGAGCCTGTGTCCACCAATTATCAGCCATATAAGGGGGAACATCGGCTATTTGTTTTGAATCCATCTTCGAAGATGGTCCCTGGTTCATCATCTGTTGAATTTCAGCATAGCATAATGCATAACTGAAATAGGTCAGACGACTCAACATTCCATTCATCGCACCCAATACATTAAAATCATTCTCACCTAATGAGGTTACCTTTGATTTAGATAGGAGAATACGACGATTACTAAAGACGGAAATATCCTGATAATTCTGATAAGGTGCAAATCCCTCAAATGACATCTTCTTTGCAATGTTGCCATTTACGTAAATCTCAAGGGAATGCTCCTTACAGACCACGGCCATATGAACCCACTTGCTAACAGGAATGTTTTCGATCTCAATAAAATTGTTCCATGTTTTATAGGTATTCATATATACTCGCAGTGTATTTGTATCCGAACGCATATAGACACCGGGTGCCAATAACGGAAATTGTCCTGGATAGCCTTTATGAAATATGTGGAGTAATCCAGCGGTTGGATTATTTTGCTGAAACGCCGACGGATTCACAAACAAGTAAAACGAATAACTGAATTCAACGCCCGTTCGCTCATTGCTCGACAAGTTCACTGAATTTGAACCCGCTACATTCGGATTTTGCAAAATCGTAAGCGATTTATCGTTGGTGACGGTATTTGGCACCAAATTGGTACGATTCATCGATAAACGATTGAAGTATTTGTAGATCAATTCAATAAAGATGAACACTACATACAGAATTCCAACATATCCTAATGCAAACAACACCTGTTGTATAAGATCGTTGCCGGACCCACTTGACGAGACCCCTGACGTATTAGAATTAGAAAATGGCCAAGGCATTCGTTTCCTTTTTATAATTTGTATTATTTATTTGGCCAAATGGGACTCTAATTATTGAGCAGGACCCTGCATATAGTTCTTATAGACCGCCTCAGGATTCAATGCTGCATCATACATAGTTGTATTGGAAATCTGTCCGCCAAATCCACCGTATGCCAACATGGTGGCCGAATAACCACTGGGATCCACCTTGAAATTAGCAGGGAGTACGCATGAACGAGACAATTTTCCATCCATATACACATCAACGGTTCTTCCATTCACTGCCACCACCAGATGTACCCAGCGCTGTAAATCAATTTCCGGTAAGTCACATATGGTGGACACGTCCAATAGCCCTGAATCCGTTTGTGGAGTGGTAAATAATCCTGAACGAGTGGCGCGCGATAATGCCTCCGTAGGAGACTGTGTCGTAGTTGTCACCGTACTCGAATCCTTTGTATGAAAGCGAATCTTTAATTTTGGCTTCGTAGCACCTAAGTAGATTCGAATGGTATCAAAATTTGGCCCACCAACCAGTAAAATGGCCTTATTTCGATTCAAATGATAACTCCAATTATTGACATATATCCATGTAGAAACCGTAAATTCACCTCCCTCAAATAACCCTGGTAATTGACCTGAGGAAATTGTGATTGGTGCGTTCGGATCCACATTCGCCGCCTGATTTGCAGTCAAAAGAGAATAACTGTTTGCTGTCTGTAGTCCGAATAAATAATGATATAAATAATACAAACCAATTAGCCCGCCAATAATCATGACATATGGTATCAGACGTGAAACGGAAGCTGAGTTATTGCTACTCATCTTTCTGTTTGATACATGGATATTCTATGGAGGGAATTTTAGGCATAGGGAGAATTCCATTTTAAGAATTGGTTCGCTGGCGGCTTTGTAACGGGTTTACATGGTAATCCGGAAGGGCATTGCGCCAATAAGGATATGTTGGGAAGACTCGCATTCAGAGTATTATCTTCCAATACAAGGTCATTCGTATCAACCAACGTCATTCGAGTGCGCTCAATATCACTGGGAGCAAGTCGTGTACCATTAATCATGACATGAATGACACCTCCGTCGAGGCCCTTATTTCCTACTGAAAGAGGGCTACTGATGATAACCGGATAGGACTCCATGCGCTGTGATGCTACAATCTTATTGTCATAAATTACATCAAATCGCCGTCCATCGCGTAATATGGCAATAAAAATCCATTTTTGCTTTGGAATGGGCGGAAGTTCAATCAATTCATCTTTGGTCGCAGCACCTTGTGAGTGAGTCCGGACTCGAAGCTGTGCCGCACATTGTTGTTTATTATTCGGCGCATTCGATACTTCTAGAAACCAATTATTGGAAATTTGAAGAAAAGGCATGTAATTATTCGTATAATTGCCCGTTCGATTACCATTTAAAAACTTAAACATTCCCATGACCGTACACCCGTTTGTCCCCAATAAGGTTTTTTGAGCTACATCCGGCATCACGATATCTTTCTTTGTGTTAAGCGGTGTCATCACAGAAAGTACTTCATCATTACCACCCCCTGGATAGATCACATAAACAACAAGATAAATCGTTATAAGAATAATAATCAACACAACTGCGATAATTCCAAACGACATCTCTTCTATCTATGGATTTGATTTGTTCTATCGATCTAAAGCTGGTCTATCACAAGTATACTAACATGGCTGGTATTCCGGACTGTACCTTAACCACCGCATGCTATTTACTTACTTCCTATCATTCTAACAGTCGTAATCTAGAACAAACCCTCGATTCTATTCAAACCCTTCTTAGCGTCCCATGTTACCTGGTGATTTATTGCAATTCTGCAATGGAACCTCACCTTATGGAACGACGTGCACCTTATTGTTCTATCACTAAAATCATTGTACAAGAATTCGAAGAGTTATGGTGTTATCCACTGCTTGAAACCGTAAAGAAAAATCGTGAGGTCTATTGGCCTACACGAGATCAACGTACATGTGCCGAAACCCATCTTCTTACATGTAATAAGGCAGATTTTGTGCTACAAACCATACATTCCAATCCGTTTCATACAACAAAGTTCGGCTGGATCGATGCCAATATTGGTGCCAACGCGTCGAAGTTATCGAATTCCTATCAGAATCATATGCTTCTTCATGTATTACATCATGTAACAGATAAATTCCATCTTCAACTTTTGAATGTAACAGATAAGAAATACAAACAGCTCGAGAATAAGCGTGAATATTATTTAGAATATCGGTGGGTAGCATGTGGTTGTCTCTTTACGACGTCTAAGGCGGTAGGAATTGCAATTTTGAATCGATTCAAAGAGATTGTTGTGCAAACAACGGAGATGGGATATGGGCACGGTGAAGAGATGTGTTATTTAGAGATTTTAGATGAATTCTATGATGACATTCACCGTTCTTATGGAGATTATAAAGATATGTTACATAACTTTATTAAGCACACTTCGAATTTTGTATATATCTATTGGCGAGTCATCATTAATTATTATCATTTTGGATACTTTAGAGAGTGTATTGATGCATGCGAAGCACTTCTTCAACAATTTGACGATTTTTCAGTAGAAATTAACTATGATTTATACGTTCGACTCTATGACGTATATTATCTATCTCTTCTTCAAACGGACCGAAATAAAGCAGAACAAGTTGCCAATCAGATCCGAACCTATTATCACGCTCACCCGATTTTTCGTCAACAGTTTGATCAACTTCGATATCTCTGTGGTATGAATGATTTTAACACGATGTAGAACCAGACGGCATCGGCAATGCTCCAAATGGTGCATTAACAATAAGCGCCGGTTTCGCGTAACGCATTTCTGATGTACTTAGTATACGATTCCATATTTTCAGTAATTGAAATTTGGCGACAGTTGTCTCAGTAGAAAGAGCCGGATCAATCGGCCCCACAACATTCTTTAAACTATAATCATACTTTCTCGTTTTTACCAGATTGCCATTGATATACACTTCCATCGCTTGCTCCATAACAATAATACCCAACCGAAACGGTTGTTGAACAGGTACATTCGGAATTACTATATTTTCTTCACTCTTTGTTGTACTCGATCCTGATAACACTGATACAACAAGGTCATTCGTATCATGTTTCAATGCTACCACCAAATTATAGGTAGTTAGAATTCCAAGAAACGTGTCTGTACCTGTGGGAGAGGAAGAACGAACGGCGCCACGACTAAAGAGGATACGATAGTTCGTTGAGAATTGAAGTGGATTTTGAATAAATGTATCTAAGATAAGGGAATAGCCCCAAGATAAATCACGAATAGGAAGGTTGGCATCAAGGATTTCAGGATTACTTCCTTTATTCCAAAATACAATACCATCATCACCACCTGGGACAGGAATCATACCGGGACCGCCGGGGCGCATTTGGAAGATGGGTGTGATTAAGAAATGAATGATGATCAATATAAAGAGGAGAACGACGGCAACAGCCAAAAGATAGGTTGTGATTTGACCGACAGTGGACAAGCCACTGCTAGACGAGATAGATGAGGATCCAAACCAACTCGAGGAAGAAGAATTAGACCAATTCGAAAAAGTACTACGACCTGAAGAGGGACCAAAGAATGATGTATTAGAACTGGGACCCTTACCTTGCAGTGTATTAAAAAAAGAGGCAAAGGTATTTCCAGTAGATTGGGTCGCGGCCATTTCTCTGTTACTTATTAGTGTTTTATAATCGTCTTACATTCGATTCACAACATATGCGACTCCTCCAATCGCACATAAAATCACAGAACCCGTAAGGAATCCTTTTATAAAGGAACGATAATCAACCTCGTTCATATCTTCTTTGGTCCAAACCGGCGATCGATTACGTGAACCCACTTTTTCGTAATAGGTAAGAACTTCCTCCAAAGACCATTCCACTTTTCCTAACATTTTATTAACCTTATTGTGGATCATAATGGTCCATTTAATTAAATCCGTTCGAGAATCTAAAAAGGTTGTAATTGGGTGTTCCGTGAGATGTTTTCGGTAATGTTCCCGACAGATGGAGCAAGGAATAAGATAAGCAAGGGATTCGTAGAATTCTTTCGCACATTTCTTATCAGTATAGCTTGGGGTTTTTGGATATCCGAGGGCCACGATGTGGATTGTATGCCAAAAGAAAGGACCCCATACACTGGGTGGAAATTGCATTCTATTTATGATTTATCCTTTCTTCTTCTCCATCTGTTTCACATATTTGATGTTCCTGGTCTAAAGACTTTTACTGTCTTTCCTGTAAGGATTTCTATAAGACAATGAATCCCATCCGGACACAACATTGCACTAATTGCGGTCTTACAGGACATGTCTTTCGTAACTGTTTATCACCTGTCACCAGTTACGGAATCATTGCCGTTCGATATCAAGACGATAATTATCTACAATCACTCTTTTCTACATCGTCTACCGTATTAAATGGAAACGACTCTATACAATTTTTATTGATTCAACGAAAAGATTCGCTGTCCTTTGTTGAATTTATTCGGGGTAAATATAATGTACACGATGACGTCTATATCTGTAAACTTCTGCGGGGAATGACACAAAAAGAACAGGAATTACTCTTAACAAAAACCTTTCCTGAATTGTGGTTTGAAGTATGGGGAGAATCCTCCTCTGTACGTTCACATAAAGCAGATTATGAATCATCAGAGAGACGATATGGACAAATTCAAGACCGAATTCCTACGTTGATTCATGAGAATCGGTCTAAATGGGTGGAGCCTGAATGGGGGTTTCCAAAGGGACGACGAAATCCCTATGAAACCGATATGGGGTGTGCCATTCGAGAATTCCAAGAAGAAACAGGGCTATCCACAAAGGATTTCACCATTTTACAAAATACCAATTGTATTTCGGAAACGTTTTTTGGATCCAATCAAGTGCATTATTGCCACAAATATTACATTGCCGTGTGTCATAAAACAACGGAAGTGGAGATGAAGCTGGATAATTGTCATATGACTCGTGAGATTGGTGCCATTCAATGGTGTTCACTTGATGAAGCGACATCAAAGATTCGTCCGGATAACGTTGAAAAACGAGAGATTTTGTTGAAAGCAGGTAAGATCATGAAGAATTTTCACCCTGTGTCAACGAATGAAATGGCGCGCCATATCACTCGTGTATGATAGATGACTTATTTTCTAATCCTTCTCTTTGGAATGAGAAGCGTTTAGAAATAAAATGAAATATTACTCTATAAATAGTATGTCGGTCGAGTCAACGGGGTCGGTCAATAGTTTATATGATGATCCGTTTGGAGCTCTACCATCGGCAGAGGAAGCGGTCGAATCACCACCGGCTGCTGTTGAATCCGTTACGTCACTCGCTCCTGCGGCACAATCGGATTTATCGGCAGTGCCTGTAGCCAAATCGAGTTTATCCTCTGTTTCTGGAATACGAAGAGGGCCTCGTGTGGCGATGTCTCAAACGTCTGCCACAGTACCTGTCTCGTCCCCTACTGTTGTACCCGATACAGCGCCGGCAGAATCAGAGGCAGCTCCTTCTGTTTCAGAGGTTGATAACGACGCGGTTGTGGAATCAGAGGCTTTATCTGTTGAATCAAATACGGAAACTTCTGGTGTGGAACCAGAGGAGGCTGTAGAGGTGGTTGCCACAGAACCAGAGGAGGCTGATGCGGAACTAGTTGATGCGGAACCAGAGGACGCTGTAGAGGACGCTGTAGAGGACGTTGTAGAGGAGGCAGTAGAGAAGGCCGCCTCTCCTGCATCTAATGTAGTACAACAAGATGTGGCACCCGCTAGCAATATTGCTATAAAAGAATCGGAAGCACCCGTCATTGCATCAGCGATTCCGTCCGTTGTACCATCTTCTCGCCAAAAAGGAAAACCTAGTGTTGCACGTTCTTCTATTGCTCTATTACCAGATGCCGTGCCTTCAATTGCCCCATCTGCTGCTTTACCTGCTGCTTTACCTGCAGTTATACCTGCCACATCGGCGCGAAAACGAGGAAAGCCTCGTGTAGCACGTTCTATTGCTGCCCCTAGTCAATATGAAGGATTCGCCGATGCTGAACTTCTTGAAGCATGGAATACCACAATTGATATGAAAGAACGAGATGATCTGATAAAGGTACTACAGCGTCGTTCCTTATTTCCTTCCGCTGCAATGGATTCATGGGAATATCAAACGGGTGCCTATCCTGATATCATTGATCCGCAATTCTTACAAAAACTTCTCACTAAGCGTGAATTTGCGGAATCATTGCAGTATACCTGGAATCCTAATCCTGAACAAGATCCGTGTGATGATCAAACCACCTTTGAAGTTACACCTGTTCAACGGTTTGTTACCAATTTTATGTCTCCTAAGACACCTTATATGTCCGCCCTCTTGTATCACGGCGTTGGTGTAGGAAAAACATGTGCCGGCGTCCAAATTATGGAAGCCTGGCTAGAATCCTATCCACGCACCGAAGTATATCTTGTTGCTCCTCCCACCATTCAACAAGGATTTTATCGAACTATTTTTGATATTAATAAAGTCGTAATTGGAGAAGGAAATGATCCCAATTCGGCCTTACAATGCACGGGAACCACGTATATGAAACTTACCAATACATTATATGAGCGAGATAAAGCAAAGATTGAAAAAGCCGTTGCCAAAGCCATTAAACGCCGCTATAAAATCTTTGGATACATTTCATTTGCCAATTACATTCGCGATCTTCTCAAACGAATTCCTATTCATGCATCACCAGAAGAGGCAGATCTTTTCAAAAAACAAATCATTCGTCAACACTTTAGTGCTAAATTATTGATCGTAGATGAAGCCCATAATCTTCGTGATATTTCAAAAGTTGCAGAAGAGAAAGATGAAATCAAAGACGATGAGAGTGATACAGCAGGTGGTAAATTACTTACCCCATATCTCATGGACGTTTTATCCTATTCCGAGGGCATGAAGTTTTGTGTATTAACGGCAACCCCTATGTATAACTCATACCTTGAAATCATTTTTATCTTAAATCTTCTTCTACGAAATGATAAAAAAGCGGAACTCATCTCGAGTGACATATTTGATTCTGCTGGAAATATCACAGAGCAGGGCCGACAACGTTTATCGTATACTACGAGCCGATATGTCAGTTTTATGCGAGGTGAAAATCCAATTTCTTTTCCTGTTCGTCTCTTCCCGCAATCTATTCCCGCCTTTGGAGTCTATCCGCGAAATAATCCACGCGGTGTGTTATTAGAAGATGATGAACGCACCTATTTCCAACGACTTCCCCTTGTTCCCATTCTGTTACAAGAAGATACCCTGCGCGCTTCTCTTGCATTCACAAATTCTTTAGTAGAGGGTGGCAGCGGTCTCAATACGGTTATGCTTGAAAAGCTGGTTCATGCGGGTAACATCGTTGTTCCTGCTACAGAGTCGACACAGGGCAATTCAGTAGAAGCCTATACCATGCGCACGGATAAAGATTCACTTAATACCGTATTTCAACGCGAAACCTCAGGTGGCCATTCCCGTTATCGAGCGAAATCATCGGTAACCGCGCGTTGGCTGGTATCAGGTGCACTTGCACCATATAGTCCCAAATTCCAATTCTTTATTGAACGTGCTCGTAACGCAGAAGGCTGTGTCTTTGCCTATACACGTTTTGTTACAGGAGGTGCACTACCAATGGCACTTGTCTTAGAAGCTAACGGATATTTACCCTATAATGGAAAGCATCTTCTGGCGGATGGAATTCAGGCTCCTGGTGGAAAACAATGTGCCTTATGTCCACGAAAGGAAAAAGAACACGCTGATGCAGGTCATGCCTTTTCTCCTGCGTATTATGGCATTCTAACAGGTAACATTGAGATTTCTCCTAATAACGAGCTAACTATCACAACACAACGTGCATTAGATAATAAAGACGGTAGAAAAATCAAGGTACTAATCGGCTCACAAATCGCATCAGAAGGTGTCGATTTGCGGTTTGTTCGTGAAACTCACATCATTGATTCATGGTTTCATTTGAATAAAACCGAGCAGATTATCGGTCGTGCGATTCGTTTTTTATCGCACTGTGCTCTTCCGAAGGAGAAACGAAACAATACCATCTATCTGTATGCAGCCGTGTTTCCATCTGAAATGTCTGATCGAGAAACTGCCGATCTATATAGTTATCGTGTCGGATTTAAGAAATCCGTTCTGATCGGACGAGTCAGTCGCATCATGAAGCAATCTGCGCTGGATTGCAATCTGAATCAGGAAGCGATCATCATTCGTAATCAAGATCCGATCATGCAGATCGATTCACAGCGTATGCGTCGTGAACAGGTCAATATCAATGATATGCCTTTTACAGCAGTATGCGACTGGATTGAAACATGTGATTATACCTGTCAGCCAAAAATTGATGTCAGTGTAGTTGATGATTCGACCTATGATGAATTTTCCGCCCGTTGGAGAATATATCAGATCAAACAATTGATCCGTGAACGGTTTGAAGAGCAATCTTTTTTTCAATCCGAAGATCTATGGAGTACCTTTGCATTGTTAAATATTCCTCGTTTAATTGCAACTGATGTACTACGAGAGATTGTAAATAATAAGACATTTCAGATCCGTTATCGCGATCAATCCGGCTATATTCGATTTTGCAATGGATATTACTTATTTCAGCCCAACGTATATGAAGATCTTACGATTCCATTGGCCATTCGAGTGGCTCGATTCCCAGTTAAACGCGATCAATATCAACCAATTGCCTATCAGCCTATATATCGAGAAGAATCCAAACAAGAACATAACTCTGAATTGGAGTCCGTCGAGACATATTGGAAGTCCATTGTGGATTGGGTTCAAGAACTTTCAAGTCACGCACGTTACTCACAACCTCCTGCCGATATTGCGCAACATATTAAATCGACAACCGATACGTCTTCTGAAACGTATATCCAAATGATTGAAATGATTGAAATGTTTCACTCTTCGTTTCACCGTTCTGAACAGAAAAATCCAGAATCCTTTCGAAAAGCAGTGTCCTTTTATTTCTGGGATGAATGGCTAACACTTGAAGAACAAACCTATTTGGTAAAGTCAACCGGTATGAATCTACACGAATATATCAAAGAGAATCAATACCAATTTAGCAAGTTTACAGTAAATCGTTTCTTGAATCCTAAAACTGGTGAGATTTCGGTAACATGTGAAAATGCAGATCAAAAAGAATGTGATGCCGTTGCTTCCCAGCTTGCACGTTCCACATCAGACCCCCTTCGTCAATTTCAAGTTAATAAGAAAACAACCGGTTCATTTTATGGATATGTAGTACCAAAAAGTGGTCATATGGTATTCAAAACCAATGAAGCACCCGAAGTAAATGGAAAGATTGGTAGAGGTAGCGAATGTATTATTGTTAGTAATATTAAAGAACGTCTTGTTCAATTAATATCGATTGGAGATCTTCTAAAGGCTCATCGTAAAACAGACTTTAACTTAAATAAGGAGTCATTGTTTGAATCTCATATGATTAAAGGCTCAACTCGTGTATGCACGCTATTAAATCTGCTTCTTCGTTTTCTAGATGCGGAACGGTTGGATAATAAACGTTGGTTTTTTCGTTCCGTTGAAGCCTATTATACGGGGCATAAAGGCACTGTTAGAAAATGAATAAAATTGAGTGATTGTGGATCAGAAAAGGATCGTAACCCACAGAAGAATGGAGTCCACTGCCTTCTTTGAGAAAAAAATCAGTCTTACTCCAAGTGATTTTAATGAAGTAAAATCCACACCCGTTGAAGAGATTCTTCTTCGAAAAGCCCGTGATATGGTGGAAAAGAAATGCTCCGAACAGGGATTTGTTCTTCCCGGTTCTCTTCAACTTATCTCTCGCTCGATGGGTTATTTCGAATCAGCACGTTTTACAGGCGATGCCATTTACTATGTTAAATTGGAAGGGCGTGTCATATATCCGGTAGAAGGTGTTCAAGTTCTTGGAAAAGTCATTCGTAAAAACAAGATGGGCCTGTATATCAACTACAATGATGCCATTCGTATTCAAATTCCACGCGATCTTCATTTGAATGAGCCTGAGTTCGAAGAAGTCCAAATCGGAGATAATGTTTATGTTGAGCTAAAGCGCTCCAAGTTTGCGATTTATGATACCTATATTCTTGCTAGTGGATTGTTTCTTCGAAAGGAGGGGGGCGTACCAAAAGAAGCAGACGAATCGGAAGAAGAATCCGAAGTGGCTTCCGAGGTGGAATCCGATACTGGTATGGACACAGACAATAAAGAAGACAATGATGCAGGTGTAGAAGAATACGATGTGGCTTCCGAATCGTCCGAAGAGGGTTTCGATATGGAAAACGAAATTAGGGCCGCCATGGCCGCTAATAAAGCTCCAAAGGCACCGGCAGACGATGAAGAAGACGAAGAAGGAGTGTAATGCGCTTTACTAGAATTCAGGAACATCTCTACAGAATTAGAAATGTCGTACGAAGATCGCAAAAAAATATTTGATATCATTCCTACACTTGTTACTTCCGAACAGGAAGAGGTCTTTCGAATCATTCGTAAATTAAAAGTATCCTACAGTGAAAATTCAAACGGTATTTTTTTTGATTTATCTAATCTATCTGACGACGTCTTTCAACAAATCAAAGAATATATTGATTTTTGTTTAACGACGCGACGTGATCATGAACATCGTTTAAAAGCACTTGAAACCATTCGTATTCAAAATGAACAATATCAAGACGATTCATAAAATTGAACCTAAAGTCTGATATAGAAATACGATTAGACTAATATGACAACCCCCGTAAAGAAATATCAAAATGTCAGCTATAAAGAACTACTTTCGTTCTCGGAACATAATCCCAATCGACACCGAGTGTTGGAGTCGATTGAGCTTCCTACGTCCCTTTCCGATTCCTCCCTAGAGTCACTCTATCTGCCAGGCTATACCTCTCTTCATTTGAATCCTGCTGGAATGCTAAGCATCTTTGCCTGTATTTCCGATCCAGCACTCTATTCACTTTCTCCTGAACATAGCCGCATTGAACAACTCATTGAACTTAGTACTTCCTTTCAACAAAAAACGGACGAACTAAAAAATACATCACTCTCGCGGAAACGAAAGAAGATCCATGACTTGATTGGAGCTGCTTACAATGGTGCTCGTCTAGAAGATAAAGACTATTTGGATCTCTACAATGGACTCTCGATGATGACAAATACGCATTTTATCCTTATTAAGGAAACCGTTCAGGATCGAATTGAAGATGGAACACAATATGAGAGTGCAATGAAAGGAGATGTCGTGTTTTCATCTGATCCAACTAACTGGAAAGCAGATCATCCATTGTGGATTGCCGATTATCGTGGGCGCTGGATTGCGTTGCCATCTGAAACCCATGCACAGCCCCTCCCTGCCTTTGTAGATACATGGATTACACATATGGAACAACATGGCTGGGTAGTTCAATGGCCAGAGGTTGATGCACCCAAAACCGAATTGGTAGAACAGCTTCGTCAACTTCCTACCTGGAAAGATAGTGATCAAAAATTAACAAAAGATGTACTTTCTGCTCGTCTTGGAAAGGCAAAAACAATGATGCGTCTTACATCTATGACTTCGTAATGAACCTAAACATAATTATGGTTAAATACATAATATGACGAGTATTGTACAGGGAACACCCGTTGGTATTCATCTTCTTGTAAATGTATACGATGTACCCAATTCAGGGTGCCTCGAGTTTATGACGCAAGGTCTCCCATTACTCGATCGCATTGTTCAAGAACTACATCTTCATGTGGTAGCTCGAACGGGTCATCAATTTCCACCGTGTGGATATTCGTATGCCTATGTATTATCCGAAAGCCACTTTACTATTCATACCTATCCTGAGCACCAATCATGTTACATTGATATTTTTTGCTGTAATCCCACCTTTTCTCCCGCTTATGCGATCCAATTGATTCAGCGTGTATTTCATACACATAATGTACGCTATCAGGTGATAGAACGATAAGCATAAATCTATTATGGAGTATAAAATTGACAATGTTTATCCTCCAGAATAAGGTATCTAAGGTACTTTTATTCCTACTAGTTAGAATGGACTTGACCTCCGATCAACATAGACGTATTACTGCGTTTATCCAAGACTGGTCGAAGGACAAGACGATGGAATTGGAAACCACGTTTGGCGAGAAAGGAGTGGTTGATTCCAGTACGTTTCTCCAGATTGCTCAGCGTCTTCGTGCGAAGGATTTCGAAATGATTCCGCAAGACGATCGCTTGAGCATTATGACACCTAATCAACTCCGTATTTCCATTCAAGGTCTCGGTGTCATTCAATCCTATTGTGAAGACGATACACTACAAAACAAAATCTACACGGTCATGGCCAAGAGTCGTACCTCTCCCGATAGCAACATCGACATACGAGACTATCACCTTCGTTTCAAGATGCGCCGCGAGTCGGATTTGAGTCACGACGACCCCCTTGTTGCTCCAATTCTTGCCAATTGGGCCAATCAAAAGAAAGCCTTCCGACTCATTCGTCGTTGGAGTTTTCGTGGAAGAGGAATTCGTTTTGATCTCTCGATGATTCGCCAATCCCCCACGGTGTCTACGGGCGAATTTCAATGGTCCACACGCTTTCTACAACATAATATTCTTACACAACCCCCGCGATATGAGGTAGAAGTCGAGCTGTTACACGGCGAACCTGATACGGCCACACCTGAACTCGCCTATGCAGCCTTAATTCGCGGTGTAGGAGAAGTCTTGCGCGCCATTCAAAAGAATACACTTCTTATTCGTACAAGCATTGCGAACAAGGTTCGTGCTGACTACCAACAACTGGTAGGTACTTCGCGATTTCGAGGTGTAGGCCCCGTTACGTTAGAGGTTAAAAATATGAAACGAGAAGTAGAAGATGGTATACCTAATATTAGGTCTGGCTACAATGTTACTGATAAAGCGGACGGGCTTCGTGCCCTCGGCTACGTCGATCAAACGGGAGAGCTCTTCTTACTCGACCAAAGCATGAATATTTACCGAACGGGATTACGAAATCCTGCCTGTGCAAACAGTTTGGTAGATGGAGAATGGGTAACGCTTACGAAAAATAAAGAACCTATTAACCATTATTTAATCTTTGACATCTATTATTCGAAGGACGGAAAGAATACATGGGATTCACCCTTTATTGCTGTTAAGGGTGAACTATTGGATACAGAAGCACCGAGTCGATATAATCACCTCAAACAATGGTATCAGCACTGGACACAAGGAATTGAATTTATAATCAAATCAGTTTCATCTGTGAATCGTCTGATGATTGCGTTAAAACGATTTGAGTTTGCTGCCCCCAATAGCGATGCTATCTTTACACGTTGTTGCAATTCTATTCTTGATGCATCACATATCTATCATACGGATGGTCTCATTCTCACCAGTAATTCTCATCATCTGCCTGCAAAGGCGGGGGGGCGCTTTATTCAACAATTCAAGTGGAAACCAGCAAAAGATAATACGGTGGATTTCCTTGTGAAATATGAACGTCATTCCGAATTATCCACTGATAAAATTACAACTACCATCGGTCAAAGCAATTCCGTGGTTCAATATAAAACCATGCATCTCTACGTAGGCGGGACGACTCGCTCTAATCCTCGTGATACTATTTTGAAACAACTCGAAATCACAAAAGATGATTCAGGAAACTACCAAGCGGTGCTATTTACTCCTATGGACTTTTCCGATACAATGGCAAATACGTGTTATGTAAAGGTAGAACAAGATGCTGAAACACTAGAATTTTACTGCAGCACAGAGGACTCAAAAGAGCCAATTACCGATTGCAGTGTAGTGGAAATGCGATATGATCTGACACGCGACCCTGGCTGGCGATGGGTTCCTTCTCGTATTCGCCATGATAAAACCGAGCGCCTTCTTCGTGCTACGGCGATTGCCAAAGAAACCGGTAAAAGTATCGTCTATTCGGGTGTCATGAATGATAAAGCAGTTGCTGATTCCGTATGGAACTCCATTCATGAACCCATCACAGAGTCTATGATTCGTAGCGGAAATGAACAGCCGAGCGATGATGAAATACGCGCACTCATTAACATACATCAAACTGAAATCACAAAAACATACTATCAACGTAACGCTCCAAAAGAGAGTCTGGCGCTTGTAAGTGGTTTGCAAGACTTCCACAACAAATATATCAAAGATATGGTCTTATTGAAACCCGCTCTACGAACAGGAAAGAATCTACTGGATCTTGCGTGTGGTAAGGGTGGTGATATGTGGAAATGGATTAATAATGGCGCACAATATGTCATTGGTATTGACTATGCAGGGGAGAACATTACCAATCCAAAAGATGGCGCCTATAGCCGATATGTTCAGGCCAAACAAAAAGTTCGTGTTCCTAATATTGCATTTGTCATTGGAAACAGTGCCAAACGAATTGTAAACGGAGAGGCAGGTGCTAATCAACAAGAGGGTGATATTCTTCGAAGCGTATTTGGAAAAGAAAACCCACAAGGGTCTCTTCCTCCTTATATTGAAAAGGTAATGGCAGGAACCTTTATTGGTGGCGCCGATGTTGCTGCCTGTATGTTTGCACTTCACTACTTCTTCGAATCAGAATTAATGCTGTCTGGTTTCCTTACCAATCTTTCTGAAACGGTTAAACCGAACGGCCTCTTTGTCGGTTGCTGCTTTGACGGAGATCGTGTCTTCAACATGTTACGCAATATGAATCAACATGAATCACGAGTAGCCACCGAAGGAGATGCAACCATCTGGTCCATTACAAAAGAATACGAACATTCTGAGTTTATACCAGACGAAACGTCCCTTGGATTAGCGATTGATGTCGAATTCATTAGTATTGGGTCGAAATATCGCGAATATCTGGTGTCCTTTGAATATTTCGTTTCTCGCATGAAAGCCATCGGATTTCGTCTATTGAATGATAAAGAATTGGGGGAACTGGGTCTCAAATATAGTACCAATACCTTTAATGCGAGTTATGAAATGGCAGCTGCACAGCGACTACATTATCGTATGATAGACTCCGTAAAGGAGTTTTCATTCCTGAATCGATGGTTCATCTTCAAGAGACAAGGAGATACCGATCTACAGATTGCAGATCTTCCAAAGGAATTGGCCGAAGCATTACCACAAGAAGAGATAGAAGAGCTGATTCCTGCCGACGCATTGGAAGAACAAAAGATAGACGTGGCGCCTGTTGGATTTCGTCTTCCTGCTCGTGACAAGCAATGGGAGCCACAACAGATATTCCCCTTTGGCATGGATGCTGTTCTCAAGAACTTTCTCAGTGTTATGGACTCGAAACAGAAACCCGATGTCGGTGTTGGCCGCTGGTTATCACTTTCTGCGCCCTGCCCGATTCCCGATCCCATGCCGAACCTAGATGATCCCTCGAGTCATCCATTTCCTGAAGCAGACTATGTATCGTATCCGACCGTCGAGCATTATCTTGCGGGCATGAAACTGAAACATGCATTGATTACGCCTCGTCGTGTAGGTGAACCCGATCTAGGTCAACTCGTTATGAGCGAAGATGGAGACATTCACCGACAATTTAAGGATCTGCGTAAAGAGACCATGCGTCGTAAACCATTTGCTCCCGAATCTGCCGACGATTATAAATTACTTGTCAAAGAAGCACAGACGGTTAGAAAGTTCTTTAGTAACAAATCGAATATTCGTAAATACAAAGCCAATGTATCGGATGAAGAATGGGATTCCATGCGAGACAAGTATCTTCGCGATGCACTTCGTTATCGATTCCGATTTGACCAGCGTTTCCGAGATACGGTTCTTGCAGCAAAGGAGGCTAAAAAGTATCTTCTTCATATCAAGAGTACAATGAATAATGATATCTCGGATCCAAGCAAGGCAGAAGATTCCACTTCCGAACTCTATGGATATCGTAATCCTAATACAAAAGTTATTCTTGGTGGAAATAAAGTGGGTCTCTTCATCATGGAGATTGCAGGATTCCAATTCTAAACCGTTCCAGAAGTAGAGAATGGGGATCATCAGTAGCAAAAAAGAGGAAGAATGTTATGTTGATTCCTATCATATTACAGATACCTTCTGCCATCATCAGCAATGGAAACATACCATGAAACAGATAAATCATCAAATAGAACCGTGTATTAAGAAATGGGTGAATCTACCGGATGTTTTTGGTAGTCAACCATATCATATTTATGCAGTATATGATAAGGATCTCAAACGTAGAATTCAAGAAATTGCCTACGATCAGCCGCATATTCATTCGTGCAACTATATTTTTATATTTTGTGCACGTACGAACTTTCATCTTGTAACAGATTTCCCCGCTCCATTACATGAAAAGCCGTCGATTCGTTCCTATTTTTATAAATTATGGGATTCCTATCAACCAAATGTTCTTACCTGGTCTACTCGTCAAACCTATATTGCAATTGGCTTTGTAATTGCAGCATGTTCCGAAGAGTCGATTCCATGCTACCCTGTCGATTCATTTCAAGTATCTGAACTTTCATCACTTCTTGATCTTCCTTCACATCTTATTCCCACCGCCATTCTCACAATTGGTGCAGAAGATTGATAAAATTGATCTTTTTAAATGCATATCATGTAAATCATACATGCCTCATCACGCCTGGCAACGTTTGACCCAGGTCAATCGTCATACAAGAGACCAGCATATCTCCTTTGATGAGCCCACACACAAATACTATGTAAATGGTTCCTGTCAGGGAAACATTTCCTGTACTGGGTTTATTCATGAATTCTTTGGACACTTTGATGCCAAGAAAATTATTACAAAAATGCGAAAAGGCGCCAATTGGGCCACTAGTAAATATTATGGAAAAACGGATGATGAAATTATGAAAGAATGGTCCGATAATGGAAAACAGGCATCGTCGGCTGGAACCGCCATGCATTTTGCGATTGAACAATACATGCACGGCGCCTATTCTGAAATTGATCCTGCCGTTATGGATACACCTGAGTGGCGCTATTTCATGAAATTCTGGAAAGACTGCGGTGGAGATTTGGAGCCCTATCGCAGTGAGTGGGAAGTCTTTACCGATTCGTTGGAGCCACTGGCAGGAGAACGTAAAATCAAACTGTGCGGTTCCATTGATATGGTCTATCGCCGCAAATCGGACGGTAAGTTCGTCATTTATGATTGGAAACGCTCCAAAGAAATTAAATCAGATAATCCATTCGGTTCGGGTCTGGCTCCATTGGATCACTTACCCGATACGAATTATTGGCATTATACGCTACAATTGAATGTCTATAAATGGATGTTAGAGACATATTATGGCCTAGAAGTGGCCGACCTATATTTGGTTATTCTTCACCCCGACCAGCCCTCCTATCGACGCATGCGTCTCAATATCCTTACTGATGAAGTGGAAGATATGATTGAATGTCGACGCCGTGCGGTCGAAGAGGGCTGTAAACAGCCCGTTGTCCTCCCCGTTCCCGATGTCGAAGAAGAATATACAAAACCCCTTGCCGGCTTTGCCTTTCAATTCTAGTGAGGCGCAACACGCGGGCCTCTTCTTATTTTTTTTGCAGCCTGTACTACCAATGGAATGCGCGGAGACTCCTGTTCTGGATTCTTACCAATTTCAATTGGGGCTTGTTTTTCCTCTTCTGCCACTTTGACACGTAATTGAACTAGACCTGCCGCTTTCCATCTCGCCTGAACTGCTTCTGGCAAGTTAGAGATAGTTACTGTGGGTACACCATCTTCTTCTACTAAGATACCCGCCCGATCTGGCAAAAATACCAAAATGGTAGTGGAAGAAAAGATCCCACTAAATGGTTTCGCAAACATAATCTCTTTTTCATCATCTGGTACATTGCCTGTAAGGTTAATCATTCCAATCGGTTTGGATTTATATCGCACATATTCAACCATGGATTTCTTAGTAAATTGTGTTGCATCATCATCTAATCCTAGTTGTCCTAATGTAATTCCCAATACAGCAGTAAAGGGTAATAACGGCTGCGATGGATCCGTATTAGGTGGAATCTGTAATCGAAACGTGGTATCTTCTCCTAGGACTGCTTGAAGTGCATCTGGCATATCACCATTTGGTATACGCTTATCATCATCATTCGCATCTCTTGACATTTCCTCATAATACTTTGATTCTTCTGGAACTACCTTGGCCCAATCTAATCGCAATAAATTAGTCCAAGTCGGAGAAGACTCAGGAATGATATACTGATCTCCATCACGGATCGGTTCCACAATCGCAGTCACTCTTGAAAGTTCTCCTTTTTTCATCAATTGCTTTCTACGAGCTGGAAAACGGACGAGCTCATCGATCACGCGTTTTGTATATAATTCTGGTGTACTTACGGCCCTCTCTCCCTTTGTATCACTTAATTCGGTGGTTTCCTTCACATGCAATAGACATCTTCCTTCATCTGCCTTCCAGTAACAGGATCCTGTACAGGCATCAGGGCCTTCGATCAACCGACAATCTTTTCGTAACAAACTCGTAGATCCTTTCTCCCATTCATTTGGATCAGGATAGAACCAAGTCAATAGCGTAGAAGATAAAAAAATAGATAGGCGCTTTCGTCGCTCAAATTCAGGCAGATCGAAATTAAAAATGATCTCTTCGATTCCTTTTCGTAATTGGGGTCCTGCCTGTTCACTCGTGATCCAATTTGCAACCATTAATCGAAATTGTTGATAAGATTCCTCCCAATCTTTGTATGATATTGTTTGGAGCCATTCCGAATCCGTTCCACATCGATCTTCTACCGATCGAGGTTCCGTGATCAATTTCCAATCCTCCTCATTTCGTCTTGATCGGAATCCTGACAACTCCGTATCGATCTCCCATTCAAATTGTTTGACAGAAACTGATCCGATCGATCGAGCCTGCAAGATCGCTTCCAATGCCGCCTCATCACGTGGAGGCGAGACAGGAACATATAGACCATTTTCTAATTGCACGGCAACAATATCAGTCTCTCTACGAGCTACAAACTTGATACGATATCCAGGATACAAGGAAAATAGTGGCTCCAAATGATCTTGATAATATTTCATTACCACGTCGATCGGTGCAGGTTTGAAGTCGTCCCAGTCAAAATAGATATTGTTTATGGAAAAGGTTGAAGAAATGGATACTACTCCATCGTCCACCACGGGCAACGCAACCAGTGATGTGGAACCGCCCGATTTAACAACAAATGTAATTCCTACCAAATGATTGTAACTGTCTTTAATGATACCATCTGGGCGAAAAATAGTTGCCTCGATCGCCTTTGATAAAGGAATCATGGCCATCGAATGAACACCCTCTTGTGATGTATATAATGTCCGATATCGACTTTGGCATTGTGTCATGTACTCATCGACACGTTTGCGTACAATATCAGGCCACCCTCGGCGAGAGGCATAATCCCATCGAATAATCGGTTCATGCTCTTCCACTTTTCCACCCTTTGCAGGAGAATTACTGGTGTGAATATATAATTCATAACGAGCATAAGGTACATCACCTACACCAGATACCTTCATACTACGTGATACGAATGCAATATCGTTCTTTCGATTTCGATCAACCGAAATACCAAAGGTAGGACACTTAATGGTAACGGGATCCGCTCCATGATCATCCATGATCAGTAACTGGATTCCACGATCGGTAAATAGTCCTGGTTCTGCTAAAAGCGGTTGGATATGGCGTAAATCTTTGCGCTTCGTTGGATTTTTGATAAACTCGACAAATTTATGATAGGCATTGTATATTCGAAGGAGAGCATATCGATTCTTTGATGTAATTTCAATTCCTATATTATTTTTTACCCATGACATTAATTCTTGTTTGGTCGCAGGCATCGCGCGGATATCGGTCGGATCATAGAATTCCAATACCAGATTTCCAAAATGACAATTAATAAAGATACGAGGAATAACCACTTCCAAGATTCTCTCTTTTACATGAGCAATAGTACTTCGATTGATCAATGGTGCAATCACACCCAATAATGATTCATATAACGTATTTTCTGTGCCGATTCGAAGAAATCCTTGTGCATTAGGTCGTAATTTTAATAACATAGGTGATCGTTTTACAATCTGTTCGCCCGAATGTTGACCAAAAAAAGCATCAAATGCAGGAGGAGCCGTAGCAAAATTGCCTGGATCCGTTTGTTTATTTGACTCCAATATGTATTTCTTATGGATTGAATGAATTAGTACCGAATATTCAATGGCACGATCCCCTCTATAAAGAAGCTCTTCATATTCTTCTGGTGCTTCATCTACCATCTTTTCCATTGATTCCTCTTGTAAGACAGAACGTAAATGGGTAAACGCAGAATTGGGCAAACGCGGCAGATCTTTTACTTTTTGTGATGTAAAACAGCACGGTAATGCAAAATTTTCAGGGTGACTTGTGCTTCCTAAGAAATTAATATATCGGTGAAATTCGTCTGATTTTGGTTTATTCTCGCGCTTCATCACAGTATGTCCTAGAGTTGCATGTTTACGATCCCTAATAAGTCTTCCTTTACAGAATGGACATGTATTGGCAGGTTTTCGTCTTTTTTCACGATCAAGTGTTCCCTCAAATTCATGGGGACGAATCATAATTTCATCTACAAGACAGAAGTACTGCGGACAAAAATAATAACGAATGGAATCGGTCGTTGATCCAAATCGCATCACAGTGATCGTTTCTTCATTATTCAATGACTCTTGTGTTGGCTCGTCCGAGCTCGTTAGCGGATATTCAATCCATACAATCGGATCTTCTTCATAGATCTCCCGCATTCGACGATATTGATCTTCTGACAAGACAGCCGGCTGTCGATCTTCATTTCCTGCACACTGACGACTGTATCCATTTTTTTCTCCCTTAGCAAGCGTGTAATTAAACAGGCGAGGATCGATCTCTTGCAATTTCTTAATAAACCAGCTTTTTGGATTGACTAATTTCTCTTCCTCCTCTTCTACCGCTTTATCTACTTTCTGAGCCACCTTTGGACCCTTTTTCTTTGATATCGCATCCGATGCTGCGGCTGATGCCTCTACTGCAGCCTTCGGAGCCTCCTGTGGCATATCAAACGGATCATTATATAATGACGATATGGACGCGGTATCATTATTCGGCACCATTCCATGACTTACCGATGCACTTGCAGCCGTTGCACTTGTAGCCGTTGCACTTGTAGCCGTTGCAGCTTCTGTGGCAAATACATCCTCATATATCGAACCCTGATATTTTTCTTCGTCTGCTCCAATCGCCTCTTCCTTTCCTGTACCTATCTCATTGCGCTCCACACTCTCTTCTTCCAATTCCTCTTCTACGATAGATACATCTCGGTTTACACGACTGTCTCGGTAATAGTCGTCGTCCTCCATAAACAAGAGTGACAACAGAGTGTAAATGCGTAAATATGTTGCATGACTATCAATTCGATTGATATGGAAATAATAGGCGGGGTGTTGTGCCTGAATCTGAATGTCAATACCAGG